CCGTTGGCCGAGATAAATGCCCAGCAGCAACCAGCGACAATCAGGCCCCATACCACCACCAGGGCCGCCTTGAGCATCAGCGCCTTCCATTTCTTTCAATTCTTCGATCTCATCTGGAGAAAGATCAGTGAAGTGTGTAACAATCCATTCTTTAGGAAACCAACCCAAATCCTTCAACTCAGCCATTACTGCAGCTCTAGTTTGCCATGTTTCAATGCGATATAATTCTTCCATTGCTGATGTAGCAGTCAAAGCAATATCGAACCCTTTTAAGTCATCTACTCTATAACCTCTAAGAGCTAAATGAACAATAGCTACTTTTTTAAGAGATGTAGCAACTTCTCTTTGAACCCATTGTACCGCTTTGGCAAATTCTGAATGCGATTGACTTAACGATTTTTCACTTGAGCCCCCGCTGCTTTCACCAATTCCCACTCTTTCAAAAGGAATTTTAGTAGGAGCTACCATTTTCTTTTTGAAATATTCAATATCAGCTATTTGATCGAGGTTTTCTGCACCAGGTAAAGTGTCTACATCTGGGCCAGATCCATCTGGTCGACGAGGTAAAAGAAAATCATCTTCTTGAATTAATGGCGAGTATCTTTCATCAAATGTTCCAGTTGTTGGATTGTAAAATCTTTGGCGTTTGAAATTCCTAGCAATCATTTGCATATATTCTGGAACTTCTTTTGGAGGAATTAATCCTACTGGAATAAAGAATTTTCTTTTCTCTGGAGCACGAGTAATTCTATATATTAATGCTGCATCTTCCATTAATCGCAATTGTTTAAATGCTTTTCTACCCCCGTCTAGAACAGCTCTACCATATGGATGATAGATGTTTTCAAATGATGTTAGACGCATATGCATTACTTGCCATGGATGCAAGAATTGTGGTTGTTGCGTCATCTCATCTTGATAGAAAAATCCTACAAGATCACCATATCTGGTTTCAATTCTGGTGAAATTATAGACATTCATGAATTTCAAAGAAGCTACAGCATCTCTATTCTCTGTGGGAACTATTTCATATGGCATGTCTCCATATTTGCATAGGTATCTAATTGTTGGTCTACAATAATTATCCCACAACAATGTCTCAAAGAATAATTCTTCTAACTCTTTTTTAAGTCGTCTATTACGAGCCCTAATAATTATTGTGTGCTTGCGTTCTGGGTCCACAAGACTTGCTTCATCTGCATATAGATCAAGGGCTAAATTAATTTCACCCGTTTGATCCATTTGTTCATAATCTTTATATCTCTCTAATCTATTTATTTGAAGATTAGTTTGGTCAAGGATTGCTGCTTGGGCACTATTATTAGAGAAATCACCGCCTGCTGCAGCTCGATCAATAGAGGATTGATCTTGATATACTCTTTCTGATTGGTATATGCGATGCCGTTTGGCTAACGCACGAATCCTATCAAAGACCATGAAATTACTTGGCATAACTTTTCCCTTTATTGATTATATTTACGCCAAACGTAGATTAAGAATTTTGCCAAATATGGGTATGACGAGGCAAACTGTAATTTCTTCGTCTTCCAGGTTTCTTAAACCCTAATCTTCTATAAAATCTTTCAAGAGGTGCCTTTTTTCTTGGATCATGTTCAGCAGATAGCAGAACTGGCAATCCAAGCTCTTGTGCATATTCCTTCAATCGCTCTACAACCTTAGTCCCAATGCCTTTATCTCTTGCGTCTTTATGGACTCTAATATTACTCAAATAGATAGCATTCCTATGAGCATGGATTGATAATTCTTCAAGTTCAGGAAATTCAGCAATCAACTGTTCTTGAAGATCATTAACAGATTCACTAATGACAAACAATCTCATTTTTTGTTTTTATCATAGTAAAACTTAGGGCTGACTACTGTTGGTTTATTGTTACCCATTGGTATCCCGCCAAGCTGTAAAGTAAATTCATCGATTTGGCGTTGTGCAGAAACATCTGTCATCTCTTCAGGAGCCAAAGACATTGGCATCATTAACCCAGGACCACCTTTGATAATATATTCACCTTGAGCTGCAACTCTTTCAGAATCACTCATAATAATAGGACCATTCAATGTTTTGAAATTATCTCCACCAGCGAACGGAATCAAGTTAGCAGCATCAACAACAGATGAATCAGCTGCACCAACAAGAGTCAAAGCAAAAGCAATTACAAGATCATCAAAGTTTCCAGCTCCTTCTTCAGCTTCTGTTTTATTAGTGTCTCTACCTAATCTATCTCTTTTACGAACATAAGTTTGGAATTGTTTATGTAATCGAGCACTGTAGATCGCATAACCATCGCCTTCTTTATCTCTAATAAAGTCAAGCATATACTTATTCAAAGTTGGCTTAGATGCTACTGATGTGGCAAAACCATAAGGTGAAGCCTGAACAGCTCTAGGTTGGCTACTAGCGCCTGGTGCTCTAGGTTTATCATTGATACTAGTTTTACGCCAAATTCTTGGATACATGTAGTCTGATTTAAACAAATCAATTAAAACATCACCGCCATTATTTCGCTCGATTACAGCCAAGGCAGAATTATACCATCGACCAATTCTATCCATAAATTTCACAAATTCTCTTGGCAAGCATCTAGCCATGAATTCTGCTACTTGCTCCATTGTGTCGATGTCAATTACTTCAATGGTGCTATAATCTTTACCTTTACCAGTTGCAAAGTCAACACCCATTACATATGAATGTGATTTATGCCCTGGTTCTACTATCACTCCATTTTGGATTTTGGAAGGTTTTGCTCTGACTGGTTCTTCCCAAATCCAAAGACCTTCATCGGCTTCGTTAAAACTGAAATCAAGATCTTCAACAGCACCAGTAACAGGATGGACATAAGTTTGAAAACCTGAAACAACTTTTGCGGGCTTAACCACAGTCGTAGACATGTGATTTAAAACAGATGGTGGTAAAACTGTGTTACCAGATCCAATAAAGTCAGCTAGAATTTCCTGCTTAAATTTCCAATCACTACCTTGCTCTTGCAAAGCATTATATTGTTCTTGTAGCCATGGTGACCAATATGGCCCAAATTTCTCTTTCTCTTCTACTGAGTCACACTTTTTAAGATTATCTCTAGGAGCAATTCGTTTCTTCTGCTTAGATAGTGGATCTTTATATTGAATAACCCAATCCATATCCCACCAATTAATATTGATAGGATTCCAACCATTAACTCCAGCTTCTGCATCGGTCCAAGTCGACCAATACCAGTTACCAATACCATTTGTAGTAGAAATGCAAATAACATTACCACCATGCTGCAAAGTAGGCCATCCACCAGCCCACATAACGTCCATTCCTTGAATGAAGGCAGCTTCGTCAATAATGTTAAGAGACGAAGCATTAGATCTCAAAACATCCGGATGGCTTGTGAGCGATTTGATTCGAGAATTATTTGGGAATATAATCTCATGCTCATTCTGCTTTAAAGGCTTCCAAACCTCTTTCATCCAAGGTGGTAAATGCTCATACAAAAAAACAATATGCTCACGTAGGAAACCCATTGCATCTTCATTAGTACGAGAGACAATAAGAATTGTCTTATGCGAATGGAACATTGCAAACCATGTCGCAAACGCTCCAGAAATCTTACTAATACCTGCCTGGCGGCACTTTCTGAAAATATTTAAGCGATTATTGCGAAATTGCTTAATCGCACTCTTTTGATAATTGAACGGATGGAAAGGTATAATTCCAGCCGATGGATGCTTAAGTTTTGCAAAATTTCGCAAAAACCAAGTACATGAAACTTGGCACTTTTGAATAATTTGTGCTTGTTGAGGAGTTATCATACATCATCATCTTGGATAGGTTGATTAAGAACTCCTTCAAGATCTAAATTAGCACCATTTATAAGAGTATTATTTTGTTGACCAATTTTTGATTTAGTAGACGCCAACACTTTAGCATTGGCCTCAATCATTTTAATAGCATTAGTGCTAATGCTTGCTTTAACTTCGACTATCTTAACAAGACCGTCAATATACATCCTAGGAGGATCACCTGGAGTATCATCAATTTTGTTTCTCAACAAGTTGATAACATCTTGTGCTTCTTGGCGATCAGCCCTATAAGCTTCCAAAACTTCATCTGTGACAGTTTCAATATCCTTCTTGAATTTCTCTCTATCAATTATCTCTACTTCTGGCTCTACTGGAACAATAGCAGTTGGCTGAATTGTCTGTGTTTGAGAAACATCTGCAACTTCACGTGCGTCAGTTGGCATCAACAATTCTGGTTCTGCTAACTCTGGTTCAGAAACTGGCGGTTCAGGAGCATTAACCTCTGTTTCTTCTAATTCATCGAGAAGTTCTCGTAAATCATCATCTATATCAGATTTATCACTCATATTTCTTTACCAATTTATGTAATCGATCTCTAACATCAGGATCGTTTAATATTTCAGTGTTTTTCAACAAATCAATCGAATCTTGCGCTTCCTGACGATCAGCAATACAAATTTCTAAAGTTTTTTGCAAGATAATTTGTATATTGCTCATAATGAATTTACTAATGCATATAACCAATCTCTATCAAAATTTGGTTTTGATAGTAAACCAGTGGCCAATTTTTTAAGAGATTGTTTATTTTGAACAGATTCTACTAACAAATCTGTGACTTCTTTACCTACATTCTCTTTGATAAATTTAATTCCTTCTGAGTATTCACTTTCAAAAACATCTCGTTTTGGAATATCTAATCTTTCAGCTCTTCCAACATTAGTTAACCATTCTTTCAGTTGATCGTCAAAAATTGTTCGAGCATCAACTGACAAAACATAGCCGCTAGGACCGGCTTCTATTGAGTATTTAATATTCCTATTATCAAGTTCTTCTTTTAGGTTATTAACATAGCCTCCTTTATCAAAGGTTAACAAGAATTCCTTGCTTTCTGTTCGAGCTTTTCGGCGTTGCGTACGAGTACTTTTCCTGTGTGCTGCTTTGCCTCCTCCTTGCATTTGAGTGTTGTCGGCCTTTTCTCTTTTTGGCTTGATTCTAGCGTTAAAAGAAGGACCAGACATAGCTTGATGGCCATCGTCGTCTAAATGACCTCTTGTGGTGTCAATATTAGCACCACGGCGAACGCGATCGCGCAAAGCTTCAGGAGTTGCTTCGTTAATTAACGAATTGAAATCATCTGCGGTAACAGTACCTTCAGAGATTTTTTGGAAGATATTGGAAGATGACATTCCAGCACCATAAATAGTCTATTTGCATACCCATTATATATTTGCAAATAGACTATTTAGTATTGCTCATCATCGAAATCAGCATTATTGCGACGACGATCACCAGCTCTTGTCGGATCGCTTTGCATATTTCTGCTAATGGGAGAGTCAGTAAACTCGAAACTACGAAGTTTTATCAACTTCATAAAATTGGTAATAACTGCTCTAGATAATTGAGTTTTCTGCACCAATTTACCAATTATTCCATCATGTGGTTTCTCATCAGTTACAGCTAGGTCTTCAATCGCAGCAATTATTTTTAGATGATCTTCATTATATCTACAAACTTCTCTAGCTTCACCAAAGAATCTATCCATGACATCACTAAGAGGTCTTGATTTTCCATCTAAATAAGCTGTATATGATGAACTATTTCTTCTGTCTCTTCCTTCTTTTTTAATATATGCCAGAATTACAGTTCTTGAGATCTGAGACCACATATTGAATACTTTAGACATTCCCCTATAGAGAATTGTTTCAGAACCACCAAATGTTCCTTGTTCAGCTAAAACTATTGGTTTTGAAGTTAGGGCAGATTTGCATTTGGGGCATTCCCCCTTATGCATTTTCATAACTTCTTCAAAGGTTTTAATGCCATATTCTCTATCTTCTGGGATATAAAGCAGAGAATCTGATGGCCGATCGGGGTTATAACAATATCTGCAATGAGGTCTTGATCTATATTTATAAAGTGTTCGTTCGATTTGAACCCAAGCGGTTTGGATTAAATCCCCCATAGCCGATTCTTCTTGGCCTGGGTAGATTACGTTTAATCCTTGCTTCCTGATGATTTGTCGGATTAGTTCAGAAGCATGCGACATTATAGAGTCGCGTAAAGAAATTTTTGTGCAACCTGTCCAGATATATTGGGTAAGTTGCCACTCCACTTGCTCATTTATGAAGTATAAGCGCCTTTTGGGTTTCTCATTCTTCGAAGAGTTTTGTTTGTTTTGGTCTTTCGAAGAGTTTGTTGGAGATTCTCCATCGACTGCTGATGAGTTTTTCACCATTTAATGTCCCACCAGGTAGTATCAATCGGGTATCGTATCCAGCACTGACCATGATTTTCAACCTAGCACGAGAATGTTTATAAAGATGCTTGTTGCATCTAAAGAAAAAGTCATATACTCGGCTGATACCATCCCTATTGTGCCTCAACGCTCTACCAATTTTTTGTAGAAAGTCGGACTGCAATTTCCCGCCAGTAGCAATTATTAAATTTTCACAACCACCGTTTAGATCGAGGCCGCGATTAATAATCTTTCCACCTATAAGTACATCAAATTCTCGATTCTCAAAACTTCGAAGTATTTCATTTCTACGACGTTTCGGAGTCTTTCCATATATGAATTCTGCAGTCAGGCCAATATTCTCGCATCTTTGCATAATCCTATTCCCAAGATCAATGCTATCAACAAGAACAAGATTTCCATCGCCTTTATGTTTTTTGCAAAGCCCCGCTATTAAATTGTGAAATTTAGAATTAGCAAACATCCATTCATTGCGAGCAATATCATAAGCAGCCGCATTGCGAATACTGCCCTCAAGACCAAAACCCATCATCACATATTCACACTTAATAATCCTTCCTATTTTCTCTAAATGCTTCCTAGACACATCAACAATTACAGAACCCAAATGCTCCTGCATCACCAAACCTTCAACAGGTTTCTCTGGATCAAAAGGAGTGCCACTAAAACCATAGCGGCGTCGACCATTAAAATGGCTTCTGAATAATTTCTTGTAAGGATCGCTAGTTGCTTTATCGCATTCGTCTACCAAAAGCAATTCAGCTTTTTTCACATAATCCAGCAACTTTTTAGCATTTTTTCTGCGACTTTTATAACCAACAATTGAAGATTTGTATCTGTCTAATCTCTTTTTCCACTTTTTATCACAATCATCTTCTTCTCCTCTAACTGGTTTAACAGGGGGTTTTGTTGGAGGATTTAAAGATTGAATAGTGCCAACAACCACCATTTCACCATTGGGTCTTTGCCCAGCAAAAAACATCCCAATTTCTTCATCAACAAGTCTTAAATCCAATCTATCTCGCAGTTGAGATACAACAACTGTTTGATCAGCTAAGACTACAGTAGGACAACTAAAGATTTTAGTAAAAGCGCAAATGATTTCACCTTTACCTCCACCAGTTGGAACAGATATGATACCACATTCGTTATTATAGTGATTTTTGGCAACTTTTAAAGCCGCCAACCATTGATGCTCATCCATCGTGATTCCAGGCAAGAAATCTTCACGACGAATTTCTGATCTTGGAACAATAGGATGCGTCCACGGATCTCTAAAATCTTCTATCTGCAATGGCAAAGAATGTTCTTTGCAAATATTTTTCAACATTTGCAATAGAGGTCGTCTTATTCTTTTCTGACCACGATTATACTTTCTGAAGACTCCGTCCCACATCCCATCAGATTCCACATATTGATTTTTATGGCTCGCACTCATAGCGTCCCATAAAACATTCTCTTCGTGGGTGGATATATTATCTAGATAGACAAATTTATTAGAAGTTATCTTGGCTCTCATAAAGAAGAAACATTCCTTATTCTTAGATCACTGTCATCTAATGAACCAAAATCTCTGTGAAGATCACCTATATATCTACCACCAGCATAATCGAAATGCACTCTTGTAAATTGATGAAATTCAATCAAGTACTCATAAGATTCTATTACGATTATGTCATCTTCAGGATTATCAACACAAAGATCCAGTCTGAAAACTGTATTGGGGCTACAATAAGTTCCAGCTGGACCTTCGATTCTTATAACTCTAGCGATTAAGTAATCAACTAGCTGCAGTTTCGATTGTGCACGAGTCTCCATCACAGAATTTGCTGCCTACTGCTTCATTAACATAAGAAGCGTAATTTGACTCCCCAATACCATTGTTATAGTTAATTACCTCCTCAGGAGTACATGGCTCATAAGGAGCCTGTTGATAACCATGACCCACCAACGGCAAAAAACTAATCCCTTTTAGTTGATCTTCATAAGAAGATAATACTCTGCTGATCTCTCCTATTTCTTCCGGTTTGAATTTTATCGTGCAAGAAACTTGATTATCGGCCCAATACCTTTGATAATCAACAACATTTTGCATTTGCTCCCAAACACTGACTTTGTTCACGGGACGCACACGCTCGTCACTTACAGCAAATTTAGCAACAAGCGTTCGATCTGGATCTGTCACTGATGGTTCAATATGGAATCCAGCCTTAGTTAAAATATCAACCAAAACGCTATCAACAGCCAAACGAACTCTTCGCCAATATGTGCTGGCTTCAGGATGGTGGATTCCCGGTGTAGCACCAGCCAACAGCGAAACAGTTCCACTAGGTTTAACACTAGTAACTTTTATAGAACGCTGAACACACAGCCATTCAGAATAAATATCATCCCATCTTCTGATTTCATTGTAACCAGCATCACAAAAATTAGCAATCACATCGCGTCTACCAAATTTAGCAAATGCCTGAACAATCCCACTCTGACTAAGACCAATTCTTCTATTTCTAAGAGTAACAGAATTAGTTCTAGCGTTGTGAGTAGGCAACAAAGTGACAGTTTTAGCATAAAGATATGCAAATTTCAAAGTTCGCATATAATCTTCA